ATTCAAAGATATCAATTTATCCTTCAAACGTCACCCTGTGACCAATGATGTAGTGACAATTCGTGATGAAGATGCTATTAAAAGGTCTGTAAAGAACATAATTTTTACAATTCTTGGTGAAAAACCATTTGAGCCCAATTTTGGTTCAGTTATCAATGAATCTTTGTTCGATTTGTCTACAAATTTGAATGAAGTCCGTATTTCAGATGAAATTAAGTCATCTTTACTCAATTACGAATCAAGAATTAGTAATGTTACTACATCTGTAACGATATTACCAGATTCAAATGAAATGAATTGCACAGTTCAGTATGACATTGTTGGAATTCCAGCCCCAACACAAGAAGTAGACGTTCTCCTTTTCCCAGCTAGAGTATAATGGCTTTCGGTCAATATGTTAATTTAGATTTTGATCAAATCAAGGTCTCCATCAGAGATTATCTGAGGGCAAATACTAATTTCACTGATTATGACTTTGAGGGATCAAACCTTTCAATAATTATTGATGCGTTAGCATATAATACTTACACAACTGCATATAATACCAATATGGCAGCGAATGAGTGTTTTCTTGATTCCGCTACACTTCGAGAAAACGTTGTTGCATTAGCAAGAAATATTGGTTACGTTCCAAGATCTCGTAGATCAGCAAGAGCAAAGATATCTTTCACTGTAAGTGGTCTAACTGACACTACATCATTGACATTGAACTCTGGCATTATTTGTAATGGTTCTGGAGATAATTCTAACTACATTTTTTGTATTCCAGAGGACATTACAGTCGCAGTCATAAATGGAGTTGCTGAATTTAATAATATTGAGATTTATGAAGGCAATTTTGTATCACAAACTTTCACAACTGATACATCTTTGTTCAATCAAAGATATATTCTTGATAATTCTTTCATTGATACCTCAACAATTAGTGTAAAAGTTAGATCATCAGAATCATCTTCTTCAATCGTTACTTATAATCAAATTAACAATATTATTGGAATCACATCAACTTCATCATCTTACTTATTACAAGAAATTGAAGATGAAAGGTATGAATTGATCTTTGGTGACAATGTAATTGGTAAAAAGTTATCAAATGGCAACTTTATTACAATTTCTTATATTGTAAGTGATGGAAGAGATGGAAACGGTGCTTCAGAATTTAGTTTTGTAGGAAATATTACAAATCAAGACGGTGGTGCAATCAATCCAGCTAATATTTCTTTAGTATCTACTGAAGAAAAATCAAGAGATGGTGATGATATTGAATCTATATCCTCAATCAAGTATTATGCACCTCGAATTTACACATCTCAGTATCGTGCAGTCACATCATCTGATTATGAGTCAGTTTTAGCATATATTTACCCAAATGTTGAGTCAGTAACTGCTTATGGAGGTGAAGAAATGAGTCCGCCTCGTTATGGAAAGGTTTTTATCTCTGTCAAACCTCGAAATGGTGATTTTTTATCAGATCAAACAAAAAGAGACTTAATTCAAAGACTTAAAAGTTTTGCAGTTGCTGGAATTGTGCCTGAATTTGTTGATTTAAAATATTTGTATGTTGAATTACAATCATCTGTATATTATAATACAAATATAACCAGTGATTCAGAAAATTTGAAAACAAGTGTTTCAAGTGCATTAACTCAATACTCACGTTCAATAGATGTCAATAAGTTTGGTGGTAGATTTAAGTATAGTAAGGCTGTGAGTTTAATCGATAGCGTTGATGCATCGATTACATCAAACATTACCAGAGTTTTAATCCGAAGAAACTTAATATCAGAAATTGGTAAATTTGCTCAATATGAATTGTGTTTTGGTAACATGTTTCATGTTCAAGAAAAATCTTATAACATTGTTTCAACAGGATTTACAATTCAAGGTGTTATAGGAACTGTTTATCTTGCAGATGAGTCAATTAATAGGGATAAAGGTCGAATATTCTTCTTTACATACACAGAGGGAGGAACTCCTACCATAATTAAGAAAAACGCAGGCACAGTCGATTATATGCATGGTGAAATACTTATAGATACTGTAAATATACTTTCAACAGTGATTGCAAATAATATCATTGAAATTCAAGCAATTCCTCATTCAAATGATATTGTAGGTTTAAATGATTTATATGTTAAGTTTGACATGTCTAATACTAACGTAAATATGGTTCAAGATTTAATTGCATCGGGTGAAAATACATCTGGATCCAGATTTGTTCATACTCATAGTTACTACACACCAACTTACACTCGAAATTCAAGTTCTCTAGTCTCAACAACTGATTCGGTTCTTCCATCAACTGCAACATCAACATCATCAACGACATCATCAGGCGGCACATACTCCACAACTATGACAACAACAAGTTCAACTACATCATCTACAACACCATCAAGTGGTGGTAGTGGTTCTTCAAATTCTGGTTCTGGATACGGATATTAATGATTGACACCTCTATACAACGAGTCGAAATCAATCAGGTAATTGAAAATCAGTTACCTGAGTTTGTGCAGTCAGAAAGTCCACTTTTTGTGGATTTTATGAAGCAATATTATATTTCCCAAGAATATCAAGGTGGATCTATAAACATTGCAGAGAATATTGATCGATATACTAAGTTACAAACATACGTTGGCGCTGCTCTCACTGAATACACAGGACTGTCTACAAATACGGAGTCCTTTTCTGATACAATTTTTGTTGATAGCACAAAAGGTTATCCAAGTAAATACGGATTACTTAAAATTGATGATGAGATCATTACATACACAGGCATTGGAACAACGTCCTTCACAGGGTGTGTAAGAGGGTTCAGTGGCGTTGATAATATGGATCAACCTACTCGTCCTGATCTATTATCATTTAATACAAGTGTTGGTGCTGCACACACTGGTGGAACAAAAGTTTTCAATTTATCGAATCTTTTTATTCGTGATTTTTATAAAAAAATCAAAACCACCTTTGCAAGTGGATTTGAACAAAGAAAATTTGATAGTGATTTAGATCAAATTAAGTTTATTCGTCAAATTAAAGATTTTTATAGAACAAAAGGAACTGATGAGTCATATAAAATTTTATTCCGAGCATTATATGGTGAAGAAGTTAAAATTATCAAACCATCTGAGTTCTTAATTAAACCGTCTGATGCTGATTATGGTTTTGCTCAGGATTTTGTAGTTAAAGCGATTACAGGTGATCCAAGAAATTTAAAAGGATCAACACTTTTTCAAGATTTAGATGAAACTGATAAAAATATTTTAGGTGCTTCTGGTGCAATATCAGATGTTAAAGATTTTGTATATGATGGAGAACATTACTATCAAATAAGTATATCAAAGGATTCAATTGATGGTCATTTTAAAGTTCCAGGCAGAACTCGTGTTACTGATCCTGTTTCGATTGGTGGGACTGTAATCACAGTTGATACCACAGTTGGATTCCCTACAAGCGGTTCTTTGTCATTACCAACAACTAGTGTTGGAGTTGTTACATACACAGGTAAAACTACAAATCAATTCGTTGGTTTAGCTACCATGAGAGATGTATTATCTATTGGTGATGATGTTAGATACAACAATGTTGCATATGGATATTCTTTTGCAAGTGATACTAATAAAATTGAAGTTGTAATTACTGGAGTTTTAAAAGATTTTGCAATTCCACAAGAAACTTTTTATTTTAATAAAGGTGATCGGGTTCGTGTGGGAACATTTGGTATCAATAAAAGTTCAGAAGATTTTAATTTTGGATCATGGATTTACAATACGACTGTAAAACAAGCTCCAAAAACAGTCACACGTCAATCATCAAGTAGTTTTACTATTATAACAGAATCAGATCATCAACTATTAGAGGAGGATTCTATTGAGGTTTTAGATGGTAATTCTAATGTAATTGGAATTGGAAGAGTTTTAAGTGTAATTAGTAGTTCAACTATCATATTAGGTGACTTGCCTGGAATCAATGAAACTTCAATTTCATTTATCAGAAGAAAATTAAAAAGAGGAAATAGTTCACTTCATGATAATATTACAAAATATACAACTGATGTTCAAAATACTTATGATCATGAGAGTGATAATGTTAATGCATTACCGCCACATCCTCATGCCTACGTTGCCTCGCCTTCTATTCCAAGTTTAGGTAATGAACCTATAGTCGCACCAGATCGTTCTATAACATGGACTGGCGCCACTGGCGGAGACGTTATACAGTTAATACAGGTTACAGAGGGTGCATCAGATCATGGGTTTTATTCTGGAGAAGTTGTCACATATAATGTGATTAGTGGTTCTTTAGGTCAACTGATTGATGGAAATAATTACTTTGTAAGTCGTGTTAATTCTAATAATATACGTCTCGCAAACTCTTTACCAGATTTAATCAATCAAAACTTTGTAAATGCAACTGGAACAGGAACCTTTAAAGTTTCAGTTCCAGATTTAACAGGTAAAAAACTAGATCATCAAAAATTATTAAAAAGAATTTCATTAAATCCATTTTTTGATGGAAACCAGTATCAAACTATACCAGGCACAACTGGAATATTAATCAACGGAACAGAGATATCAAATTATAAATCTGGAGATGTTATATTTTTTGGTGGTGTTGAATCTATTGATGTGTTGGAGGGTGGCTCTGGATATGATATTATAAATCCACCAAGAGTTGATATTGAAAGTTTAGCTGGTGTTGGTGTAAGTGCAACACCTGTTGTAAAAGGTCAGATTGAAAGAATCGACATCATAGATCCAGGCTTTGATTATGTTGATCCACCAGTTATAGAAATTAAAGGAGGAAATGGAAGTAATGCTGTTTTAAGACCAAGATTAAGACAAGTAGATCATTTTATTGATTTTGATGCATCTTCTACAGGTAATGCTATTAATATTGCTGATGATACAATTGGTTTTGGAACATTTCATAAGTTCCGTGACGGAGAAGAAGTAATTTATAAAACATTTGGAGCGGGTGCGATTGGTATTGCAAGTGCTGGTATTACTACGACTTTAACTCAAGAAACACCAGATCAAAGACTTGTAAATGATGCTTCTTACTTTGTATCAAGAATAAACGGAACAACAGTTAAATTAGCAAATACAAAAGATGATGCTTTAACTCAATCAAATCTTTTAAACCTCACAGGTTTTGCTGATGGAACACAGAGATTTCAAAGTGTAGATAAAAAACTTATTTTAGGTGATATTATAGTTGATAATCCAGGCGAAGGGTTTGAAAATAAAAAAAGATTGATTCCTTTAAGTGGTATTAATACTTTCTCTGATTATATTGAATATGATAATCATGGTTTTGGGGATGGTGAGTTAATCAGATACTCCAATGATGGTGTCAGAATAGGTGGCCTTGACACGGATCAAGATTACTATGTCTTAAAAGTAAATGACAATCAATTTAGACTTGCATCAGCGGGAATTGGAACTACTCTTTCAGATGTAAATTACACATCAAATCAATTTGTTGGTTTAACATCAATTGGTTCTGGAGATCATGTATTTAATTATCCACCAATTACTGTTGAAGTAAGAGGCACAATTGGAATAGAAACATCTCACCCTGAGAACCACCATGCACGAGTAAATCCTATTGTAAGGGGGTCTATAACGTCTATAAACATTGAGAAGGCTGGAATAGGTTATGGCGCATCTACAACGTTTAATTTCAGTATACCACCTACAGTTCGTGTATCTTCTGGTTCATCATCTGAATATAAGGCGATTGTATCAAACGGACAAATACAGTCTGTAATTGTTACTCGTTCTGGTGGGGAATATACATCTACCCCAGATTTAACTATCTTAGGTGATGGTGTCGGTGCTCAGGTTGTTTCGTCAATCAGTAATGGAGTTGTTGATAATGTCACAGTTAAGAATGGTGGAGTTGGATACACTACGTCTTTAGTTGGAGTTCAAGAAAATTTACCTGGCTCTGGAGTTGTATTTCTACCTAAAGTTAAATCTTGGCAAATTAATAATGTTAAGAGATACGAAGATATATTTTATGATGATGATGGTTTTTTATCAAGAGGTGATAATGATGAGGGAATTAAATTTACATCATTCTATGTTCCTAGAGGTCTTAGAAAAATATTAAAACAAAAAAATAGTGATGGAACAATTGATTATGCATCAAATGATTTAAATCTTTTAAACAATGCAGAACAGGTATCTTTAAATCACTCACCGATTATTGGTTGGTCTTATGACGGTAATCCGATTTATGGCCCTTATGGTTATGATCGTAAAGACGGTGGTGTTGTAAGAATTATGAGATCTGGTTACTCTCTTAAAACAAGTAGAGAGAATGGCCCTCCAATATCAACTTTTCCACTTGGATTCTTTATTGAAGACTATGAATATCTTGGAAACGGTGATTTAGATGAAAACAACGGAAGATATTGTATTACTCCAGATTTTCCAAAAGGAACATTTGCTTACTTTGCGACAATTAATCCAAATGAAAATGAGACGAGTGGAACATTTAAAAATTTCCGTTCTCCAGTATTCCCATATTTAATTGGTGAAAATTATGTTGCTAAACCTGATGAATTTAATTTCATAGAGACAAATAATCAAGATCTTGATCTGAATACACTTAATTTAAAAAGAAATACTCATCCCTACAAACTTGATGATTCTGGATCTGAATATGAGGGAATCTTTGACAGTCGTAAAAAAGTTTTACAAGAAATTGAAGTTAATTATGCATCGTCAGGCAAAGTTAATAAGTATGAAATTGAAAATGCTGGATCTGGTTATAAAGTAAATGAAAAACTACAAATTAAAACTGTAGGTAATGGTAGTGGTTTTTCATCTAAAATATCATCAGTTGGTGGTAAAGAAATTGTATCAATTGCATCAACTGTTACAAAAATTGAGAATGTAGTCTTTAGTTATAATAATCGCACTGGAAATGTTGTTGGACTTTCTACTCAACCTCATGGATTACTTGAGGGTGATATTGTCACTGTTTCTGGTTTATCAACAGATACTCTTAGAAGACTTGATGGACAACATCGAATTGGATTTAGCACATCAAGATTTGCTTTGAACATTGGTGTTGGAACCACAGGAACCACAGGGATCGTAACAAGCATTGATGTTATTGGAGATTTTTCTCCTCGAAGTGTAAGTGCAAATGATATTCTAAGTCTTTCTGGTATTGGAAGCACCAACGGTTTACCTCTTACAGAAAACATGTTGGTTTTAAATGTTGATAGTATCAATAGTAAATTAAGAGTTCAGAGAGAATTTAATGGTGTTGTTGGTGTGGCCCATAGTGAGGGTCAAGCTGTGACTGCTACAAATAGATCAATTACTTTTAATCTGGGTCTCGACTCTGATATTGTGACAAACGTTAATGTTCCATATTATTTTAATCCCATAGAAAGTGTTGCTCTTGGATCAACTGCTGGAGTTGGAGTTGGATCAACTGTTGTATATACATATAAAGTTTCTGGAAATGGAATTAGTTCTACATTTGTTCCAACACAACAAATATTCTTACAAGATCATGGTTTTATAACAGGTCAAAAACTTTTATATTCAAATGGTGATGGAACTTCATTAAGTGTATATAATGGTATTTCAACATTCAATCTTCCTAATAATTCATTTGTTTTTGCTATCAATGAAGGTGACAATTTCTTAGGATTATCAACTAATCCAGTTGCAGGCATTGGAACCACTGGTAATCTTATAGGTATTGGATCAACTGCAGCATCTACTGGAATAGGTTCAACTGCACATCGTCTTTTCTACAGTGGGCATGGAACAGGCACTAAACACAGCCTTAAACCACAGAAAGAGGAGATCACTGGTTTTATTGAAAAAATAGTTGGAACTGTTGTATGTAAAGAGAATCATGGTTTATTGCAAAATGACAAGGTTTCAATATCTTTAACGCCAGGCATAACAACCTCGTATCAGATTGAATATGATGATTTAACTAAGAGAACAATTATAGATCCAAAATCTTTTGGATCCTCTAGTGTTAACATTACTACTTCAGTATTCACTTTAAACAATCATGGATTTAAGACGGGTGATAAAATTTTATATAAATCATCAGATCCAGCTCTTCCATTAGTTAATAATGACATATACTACATAGTTAGAATTGATAAAAATTTATTTAAATTAACCGATACAAAATTTAAATCAACAAAATTAATTCCAGAGACAATTACAATTACAGACGCTGGTGATAATCATACTGTATCATTAATCAATCCTCCTATTAATTTAACAAGAGGTTATAAAGTTGGATTCGCAGTATCTGATGCATCTCTAACACAGGTGGTTTCTGGTAAAAAAACAAAAATATTTGATCTTGACTTCTTTAGAGATCCTAATTTTACAAATCCATATTTTAACAATAATAATGATGATGGATTCCAAGTTGTTGGTGTCGGGACAGTTGGCGTTACTTCAACAGCAAGAGTTGATCTTTCACTAACTAATAATACTCCAAAAGAACTATTCTATAAATTAACACCCGTAAATTTAAATATTGATGCTGATTCTAAGAGAAATCCAGTTGTGGATTATGATGTTGTCAATTATTCTAGTTTAAAAATAGAAGATAGTGTATATAACGGAACTTTTAACATTATTGGAATTGGAAGCACAACATTTAAATTTAACATTCCAAGACAACCAGAAAAAGATGTATATACCAAAGATGAAGCTGTAGTTTTAAAATATGCGACTTCATCAACAACAACTTCTGGATCAATCGATAATATTGAATTAACTTCAAAAGGTAGAGGTTATAACACAATACCAGTTGTAACTTCAGTTGCTTCAACTGAAGGTGTAGGTGCAATTATTAGATTAAATAGCACAGATGTCGGAACTTTAAGAAGATATGCGATTAAAAATATCGGATTTGATTATTCAGCTGATAATACTATTCAACCATCTGTTCAATTACCACAAATTTTAAGATTAGATAAATTATCAACTATTTCAAATATAGGAATTAGTTCTGGTGGTAAAAATTACTTAGAACCACCTAAAGTAGTTGTTATTGATAGAGTTACAGGTCAAGTTAATGATGAGATTATTACAAGATCAAAATTACAGGGAACTTCTGTTTCTGAGGTTCAACTACTAAGAAACACTAATTCTTTATATGACACTAATCCTAAGATAGTTGCAACTAATAATACTAATGGTATTAAAGTTAAAAATCTCTCTTTCACAAGTGGAACTAATGTTGTAGATTTAACTCTCGAAGGAACATTTACGACATCAACATATCCATTTACTTTAGGTAAAAAAATATATGTTGAGAATATTGGAATTGGATCAACTGGAAGTGGATATAATTCTTCAAATTATTCTTATGAACCTTTTGTAATTACAGGTGTTAATACAAATCCTGGCGGTGGAAATGCAACGGTATCTTATAAGTTAGATACATTAATTACAAATCCTGGCATCTTTAGTGGGCCATCATCTTCTGGAAGAGTCATACCTTTTGAAGATGTAGCATCTTTTAATATTGGTATTAAACCAAATCAATTTAGTGTAGGAGAAATAATAAGCACTGGTGATAAAGTTGGAACTGTTGTTGGTTGGAATGAGGATAACAAATATCTGAAGGTTCTTTCAAATGATACATTTAAGGTTGATGAATCAATAAATGGTAGATCTTCTAAATCAATCGCATTTATTACTCAAACAAATACTTTTTCTTCTACATTTGAAATAGATTCAAATTCAGAAGTAAGATCAGGATTTAGAAAAGAAACTGGTAAATTAAATACAGAACTTCAGAAAATACAAGATAGTGATTATTATCAAAATTTCTCATATTCTTTAAACAGTCCAATTCAATATGAAACTTGGAAAGATCCTGTTAATAGTTTAACTCATGTTGTTGGATTTAAAAACTTTGCGGATGTAAATATTGTTTCAATAGCATCCACAGATGACAAGAATCGAAGTAAAGCGAGTGTTGGTGTTTCATCCAATGTTTCAGTTGTAGTTTCTGATTTAGTCAGTGAAAATGAATCACTTCATAAAACATATGATTTTGATTTAGTTACAGAGAATTCAAAGAATATTGACGGATTATTTGCATCTGATGAAATTAACTTTAGTAATAAAATTATTACTGACTACATTGAATCAAGAACTAATCGTGTGATACCTATTGATAGTGTAAGTTCTCAATTTAATGATCTACCTCGTGCAACTGCATTTTCTGATGTAGCTGATTTTGATATTACAGAAGTTGATGGGGTTAAGTTTTATGTTCTAGTATTTGATACTCGATTCTCTGGTGAGAAACAAATCATGCAAGTTAACTTACTTCATGATCAATCAACTGGTTATATGATGTCATTTGGTAGAGTCGAAACTCAAATTGACTTAGGAACTTTTGATTTCTCAGTTTCTGGTAATATTGGATCTTTAAGATTCTTCCCAGCTAAATCTAAGAATAATAATTATGCAGTAAGAATACTTTCACAAGAAACATTTAAAGATACTAAAACTACTGGTATTAGCTCTTTAACTGTAGGAACTGGTTATGAAATTAAGTCGGTTTCTTCTGGTATTGGTTCAACTGATCCATCTCCTGTTCAAGTTGTGGGATTTGGAACAACTGCATTTACAACCACAAAATTACTTGTATTGACAAATGAACTTGGTGGAGAAGAGAGAAGTCAATTAAATGAATTAGTTGTTTTAAACGATAGTGAAGAAGTATATCTCTTAGATTATGCTCAGATGACAAATGATAACACTTCACCAACTGACTCTCCAAGTGTGGGACTTGGAACATTTGGTGCGGATGTGAGGTCGGGTATTACAAGCGTTTACTTTACACCTGAGACTGGTATTGGTGTCACAATGAGAATTCATCAGACATCAATTGGTTCAACAGCTACAGGTATTGGAAGCACTACCATATCTCTGAATCAAATTTTAACTACCACAACTGATATTGCATCAACAGGAACTCCAAAACCAACAAGAATTAGTGGATTTAGTTCAAACACATATGTGGCTTCTGATGCATTGATTGAAATACATGATACAACCAATGATCGATATGCAGTTACTCAGGTAACGATGATACATGACAGTGTAACTCCATACTTTACAGAGTTTGGTTACATGGATAATTTCTCCAATAACAACTCTGGTATTGGAACTGTTGGTGTTGGTTATTCATCTGCATCAGGTGGAGATCTTGAACTTCGGTTAACTCCTCCAGCAAATACAGCTGTCACAACAAAAGTATTCCAGTATAATCTTAGAGAGACTGGAACTGGTGGTGTTGGTTTTGTAACGTTTACAGACTCAAGATTAAAATCTCAAGAGGGAACATACACAGGAACAGACAATGATATTAAGTTTTCATTCAGTTTAAAAAATGAGGGGAGTCCAATATTTCATAAAGTTTTTGATTCTGAAGATGATACAATTATAGATTTGGTAAACAATCAATTTATAATTGACAATCATTTCTTCCAAACTGGAGAAGAAATAACATATAATCCGATTGGTAGTGGAACAACCATGAACATCGGAATCGCAGCAACTACAATCACTGGAATTGGAGTTACCAATAAGTTACCATCTACAGTGTTTGCAGTTAAGATTGCAGAAAATAAATTTAAACTTGCTGAAACTGCAGCAAAGGCTCTTCAACCAGTTCCAGAGATTCTTAACATCACTGCTGTTGGAGTTGGAACGACTCAGGCATTTACAGCAAAAGATCTTAATTCTAAAGCTCTGGTAACTCTTGATAACAATATTCAAAGTCCTGTAATTCAATCTCCTGTTAACACTACATTGGCAGCAGACGCTGGGACAGTTAGTGACTTCATAACTTTATCTGGAATATCATCATTCTTCTCAGGAGATGTAATTAAGATTAACAATGAATTTATGAAGATTGATACAGTTGGTATTGGTGCTTCAAATAGATTGTTAGTTAAGAGAGCTCAACTTAATTCTGCACTTGCAAATCATAGTGAAGATGACACTGTTACTAAGTTCTTGGGTAATTATCAGATTGTTAAAGACACAATTAGTTTCACAGATGCACCTAAAGGAGAAAAGGGCCCATCTGGTTTAACAACCTCTAACACTTTCGTAGGACGTATATTCACACACACTGGTATCCCTGGCGGAACCCAAGATACATACTCAAACAACTTTGTGTTTGATACTGTAGAGGATCAATTTACAGGCATCTCAACTAACTTCATCCTTAAATCTGGAGGTGCGAATGTAACTGGATTTGCAACTAATACGGGCGTAATTCTTCTAAATGAAATATTCCAGAATCCAAATGATGATTACATTATCTCGGAAACTGCTGGTATTACATCTGTAAGTTTCACAGGTGCTGGAGTATCAGTTGGTTATGATGTTAATGTTTCCTCCATACCTAGAGGTGGTGTAATTGTTTCAGTTGCTGAGACTTCATCCTTTGGTTATCAGTCATTAGTTGCAGCTGGCGGAACTGCGATAGTATCTGCTGCTGGAACCGTTGAGTCAGTTTCTATTGGAAATAGTGGGTCTGGTTATCGAGTAGGACTTCAAACAAACATCCTAGTCAAGGCTGTTACAAGTTCTGGTATTGTCACAATTGGAAAGGCAAATGTAAGTGCTGGATTAGTGACATCTGTGACAATTACAAATGGTGGCGGATCTGGATTTAGTTCTGCAACTCCTCCAGTTTTAGAATTTCAAAGACCTCTTAATTATGAAAATATGAGGTTGGTTGGTAGTTCAACTGGTATCGGTGCATCTGTATCCGTTCGTGTTGGTGCTGCATCAAGTATAATTAGTTTCCAGATTACAAATTATGGATACAATTATAAGATTGGTGATGTTCTTACAATCGAAGAGGGTGGCCAAGCCGGTATTCTAACAAGTGCAAATGTTGGAGTTACAACTTTCTCTCTAACTGTTGAAGATACATTCAATGATAGTTTCTCAGGATTTACTTTTGGTGAATTAGAAAAATTAAATACATTTGAAAATTTATTTGATGGTGATAGAAAAACATTTAATATTACAAAAACAGTTGGTGCAACAGAAACACCAATTACATTAAGATCTGCAAAAGGATCTCCAATCAAACCAGAATACAATTGTTTAGTGTTCTTAAATGATATTATTCAGATTCCTTTTGAAAGTTATGTATTTAATGGTGGTTCACAAATCACATTCTCCGAAGCTCCTAAATTAGGAGATAAATTAAGAATTTATTATTATCGTGGATCTGAACATGATGTAATTGATGTTGATATTTTAGAAACAGTAAAACCTGGCGATAAACTAACAATTAATCAATATCCTGATGTTGGACTTGACTTTGTGTATCAACAATTACCTCGAACAATTAGTGGAATTACAACTTCAGATGCTGTAACTACAAACACTTACATTGATTCTGGAATTACTACAAATAGAACATTAGAAAGACCAGTAACTTGGAAGAAACAAATAGCTGATGTTGTAATTGGAAACATTGATGTTGGAAAAGATCGTGTTGAATTAGAAGCTGGTATTCGTCCGACTGCATATATTATTAATAATGTTTCTGCTGCCTCAACCGAAATATTTGTAGATTCAGCAGTTCCACTATTTGACCAAACAGATGATATTGTTGAAGTTAAACAAAGTGTGTTGATTCTTGACAGAACAACTAAAACTGGTGTTGCCGCAACAGCACTTGTCTCAGGAACTGGAGGAATATCAACAGCAATTATCTCCAGTGGTGGATCTGGATATACATCCACACCTTTAGTTTCGATTGGTGTGACTGCTGGTATTGGAACAATTCATGCTGGTATTGGAACTACTTCAACAAACGCAACAGCAATTGCAACTATATCTGGCGTTGGAACAGTTTCTGCGATTACGATAGTGAATGCTGGTGTTGGATACACAAATACAAATCCACCAGTTGTGATGATTGAAGCACAAGCTCAAACTCAAGAAACGGTTTCAAGTGTTAAGTATGAGGGTGATTTTGGACACATAGTTGGAATTGCTACAACATCAGTCACTGGAATTGGAACAGCATTACAACTCGATCTTTATGTTCCAGATAATTCAGTTCTTCGTGATACATCAGTGATGTCATCTGCCATATCTGTCAGTGGTATTCAGTCGGGATATTACTTTACCGCATTTGAAACAAATGTTGGTGGTGGAGTAACTTCATATCAAGGTGCGATTGGAAATGATAATGAAATATCAGGGGTGGGAACAATCCACCTAGATAATATATACAAGGTGCATAGTGCTAAAAACATAACTGGGCCTGCTTTATTATCTACTGGGGTTGGTAATACCACTCTTAGAAGAGTAACTGTAAGTATTGATTCTATTGAAGGTATTACTAGACCTGTTGGTATTGGAACAACTATCAATGGTCTTTACTATGGTAAATACTCTTGGGGTCGTTTACATGATTTTGTTAAACCAGAAACTAACTCATTCACATCTGTAAATACAGACGGTGTTACAGGAATTAAGACTGGCCCAGTGATCATTAGATCGAGGGATTTAAAAGAGTCTTACATCTAACATAAATAAAAAAAAAGTTATTGATAAAATGTCAGCAATTATAACTGATCAACTGCGAATATTAAACTCTGAGAATTTTGTAACAGGGATAGCTTCAACTGCAAATAGTTATTATGCTTGGATTGGATTACCAAATCCGGCCGATTTCCAGTCGGATTGGAATGAAAATCCTCCTTCACCAAAAGATTCTTTTAGTGAAGAGAATGATTATTGGGATACGATGATCGCTCTTAAAAAGATAAATTCAGATGATATTGCAAGAGTTGTAAGAAAGATAAGTTGGTCATCAGGAACAACATATGAAATGTATCGAGATGATTACTCTCGATCCAATTTGTCTCCACAAACTAGTTCAACTAATTTGTATGATACAAATTTTTATGTAATGAATCAAAATTTTAGAGTATATGTATGTTTACAAAATGGAACCACTCCAGAAAATACCAGTGGAAGACCATCTCTTGATGAACCATTGTTTACTGATTTAGAACCAAGATCTGCTGGAACATCTGGTGATGGGTATATTTGGAAGTATCTTTTTACAATTGACCCAAATAGTATTATTAAATTTGATTCTACAAGTTTTATACCTTTACCTCAAAATTGGTCTACAAATAACGATGTCGCAGCAGTGAGAAACAATGCTGCAAGTAGTGGACAATTGAAGATTGTAACTATCACAAATCGTGGTGTGGGTTATGGAACTGCTGCAACTTACAATAACGTTCCAATCAAAGGTGATGGTAGTGGTGGTAGATGTTCAGTTACAGTAAACGCTGCTGGTAAAATGGACTCTGTTGAAATAACTAATGGAGGATCTAGTTATACATTTGGAACTGTTGATTTAAACTCTGTAGGTTTGACTAATCCATCAGGTTCTACAGATGCGGCGTTTAATGTAATTGTTCCTCCTCAAGATGGACATGGTGCTGACATTTACAGAGAGTTGGGTGCAAATCGTGTTTTAATATATTCTCGTTTAGAAAATGATCCATCAAATCCAGATTTTATTGTAGGAAATCAGTTCTCTCGTGTTGGTTTATGTAGAGATCCTCTTGCTTTTGGGTCTGATAATAAGCTCACGCTTCAGAAAGCGAGTGCTGTTTATGCAATTAAATTGATTGGTGCTGGTTCAACTACCACATCATTTACTGCTGATTCTGAAGTTACACAAACAGTTGGTGTTGGATCAACAGCTGTTGGACGTGTAATTAATTGGGATGCTACAACTGGCGTTTTAAAGTATTGGCAAGATCGCAGACTTGCAATATCAACAGATGGTTCGATTCCCACATATGGTTATGAGTTATTAAGATTTACTGCTGATCCTGGCACTGGAGGTGGTGTTGCGGTATCTGGCGGATCTAATGATCTAAATATAGATGCCAATTTTGGTGTAGACTCATCACCAATGATATCTACCTCAATAAATAGTAGGACTTACAATTTAGGAATGAGCTTTGTGAAAGGTGTTGCCAACCCAGAGGTTAAAAAATATAGCGGCGACATCATTTATGTTGATAATAGAGCTTCCGTAACTCGTAGTTCGCAACAGAAAGAAGACATCAAGATCGTATTGGAATTTTAAACAATCATGCCACAGGAAACTAATCTTAACGTCAATCCATATTTTGACGATTTTGATAAAAATAAAAATTTTTATAAGGTTCTTTTTAAACCAGGCGCTCCTGTTCAGGCAAGAGAATTAACTGGATTGCAATCAATTTTACAAAATCAAATTGAACAGTTTGGAACTCATTTGTTTAAAGAAGGTGCTAAAGTAATTCCAGGCAATACGACTTTTGACAATAATTATACATGTATTCAAGTTGAGAGTAATTTTTTAGGTATTCCAGTATCATCTTATATTGATCAACTTGTTGGTGTTAGAATTACTGGAGCGAGCTCAGAAGTAACTGCGACTGTCAGAAAGGTTTTGTTAGAAGAAGATTCAATTAGAGATACTTTAACATTATACATTAAATATGAACAATCTGGAGCTGAAGATGGAGTAGATACTTTTCAAGATGGTGAAAGTTTGTTAACTGGAACTAATATTGTTTATGGTTCATCCGTGATTGCTGCAAACGAACCATTTGCAAATGCTTTGGCTGCTGATTCAAATGCTATTGGATCTTCTTTTTCTGTTTCAGAAGGTGTTTATTTTATTCGAGGAACTTTTGCACAGGTATCTACTGAAACATTATTGTTAGATCAATATGGTTCAACTCCATCATATCGTGTTGGATTTAATATTGAAGAAAACTTTATTACTGCCGACGAAGATCCCTCATTGAATGATAATGCATCTGGATTTACAAATTTTGCTGCTCCAGGCGCTGATAGATTACAAATGAATATCCGTCTGGAGAAAAAAGATTTAGATAATTTTAATGATCAAAATTTTATAGAAATTTCTAGAATTGAAGAGGGAGTCATACAAACTTTTGTAAAAGAAACAAATTATAATTTAATTAATGATACTTTAGCGAAAAGAACTTATGATGAATCAGGAAATTATTATATAAATCCTTTTGCTGTTCATGTAAGAGAGTCATTAGATGATGGTATTGGTAGTGATGGAATCTTCACTAGAGAACAATTAACATCAGAAGGGAATACACCCTCAGAGGATTTATTGACTATTAAGGTATCGCCAGGAAAAGCTTATGTAAAGGGATATCAATTAGAAAGATTAGCTACAACTTTTTTAGATGTTCCTAAACCAAGAACAACTAGAGAAGTTTTAAATGAGGGTGTATCATATTCAACAGGTGATCCTCTTATTGTTAATAATATTTTTGGTTCTCCTAGTTTAGGTATTGGAACAACTGCTACAATTTCCTTAATGAGTAGAAGAAAGGGAGAAAATAGTGGAACTGAAATTGGACTTGCAAGAGTTTATGATTTTCAATCAGAATCTGATAAACATGGAGATGCATCAACTAAATATGAACTTCGTTTATTTGATGTAAAAACTTTTAATAATGTTCGAGTTGGAACAGCACTTACCTCTTTATCAACTGGAGATAGAATACAAGGTAAAAGAAGTGGTGCTGTTGGATATGTGAGGAGTTTATCGGCTAATGGAAAGGAAATTAATATATCAGATGTGACTGGAAAGTTTATTAGACTTGAAGGTTTTACAATTAATGGAGTTAATGCCAGAAGAATATTAACTAAAGTTGATACATTTGGGTTCGATGATGTTGCATCTGTGGAAAGTGCGGTTGGAGTTTCTACTTTCTCAGCTGATGTTGTTCTTGATGATGCCACTAAACTTACTTCCATGCTTTCTGGTAATTTTAAGTTAACAAAAACTGCATCAAATACTGCAACAATTTCAGCAGCTGGAAAAAACTTTGTAGGTATTATAACTTCTGACAATATTGTAAGTTATATTGTGCCTGGGGAGACTATTCCTACATTTAATAGAATTACAGGAGTAACTGTAGCAGGAGATGAAATTAATATTCGTTCAATACCATCAGTAACTGGTGTTGCAAATGGTGGAATCGGAACAGATACTTCATTATTTGTTAATGATTTACTACTTCTAAAGCCATCATTTGAAGTTGGTGAGAATAATTTTTTAACACCAGTATCTAATACTGATATTGAGAGTATTGATGTAACAAATTCAACACTTCAAATTAGAAAACAATATACAGATATTTCAGTTAATAACGGACAATTTACAACACCTACAGCTGGTAATAATTTATTTTTCCAACCTTTTGATGAAGAAAGATATTTTCTATCATACGATGATGGATCTATAGAATCATTAACTTCAGATAAACTTATCATATCAGATGATAAAAAAACAGTTACTTTTGTGGGAATAAACACAACAGTAACCAAAGCAAATCTTTTTGCAACTGTTTTAAAATCAAAAGTAACTACTAAACAGAAAAAATTAAATGAAGCAAATGTTTTAATTATTGATAGATCTAGTTCAACGGCTTCTGGAATTGGAACTAATACTTTAAATGATGGACTGACTCATCATAATGCCTATGGAACTAGAGTTCAAGATGAAAGAATATGTCTAAATGTGCCAGATGCAGTTCAATTATTAGGAGTTTTTGAGTCAAGAGATAACTCAGAACCAGATTTACCATCGCTTACATTGAGTGGATTTTCTGGGCCAAACTCATCAAATCAGGATTTAATTCTTGGAGAACAATTAACAGGTTTAGATAGCGATGCTATTGTCTCTGTGGCTGAAAGATCAGGAACAACATCTGTTGGAGTTGTTAATTTAAATGAAGAGAATTTTTTAATTGGTGAAACTGTTAGAGGATCAAAGTCTGGTATAACTGCTGTTGTTGCTGCAGTCACAGCTGGTGATCGAGATCTTACTGATTTTTATAGTTTGAATACAGGACAAAAACCAACTTTTTATGATTATTCGTTTATTGAAAGATCTAAAACACTTTCTGGTTCTGAACGTTTTGAAACTGATAATACAGGCGCTCCAGAGAGAAAATTAAAAATTGTATTTAAAAATTTCTTTGTTGAAAGTTCTGACACTGGAGATTTTTATAGTGCGACAAGTTACCCAGCTGAAAGTAAACCTTTAATCACAGTTGATCCAGATTATCAACAACTTTTAACAGATTTAATTGATTTAAGACCTAGAGTTGCAAATTACGATCCATCATCATCATCAACCTCACCGTTTAGCTTTAGTTCTAGACAGTTTACAACTACAGGCGATGGATCTTTAAATCCATTGGTTTCAGATGAACTATTAGTTGTTAACTATAATTACTATCTTGGAAGAGTAGATAAACTATTTTTTGATAAAAATGGTGAATTTGTATATCTTCAAGGAGTTCCTTCAGAAGATCCAGAAGAACCATTAGGAATTGGTGATGCAATAGAGATTGCAAAATTAACTCTCCCACCATATTTACAAGAAGTATCTCAAGTTCAAATTGAAAGAACTAAACATAAACGTTTCACTATGGCTGACATAGGAAGACTTGAGAAAAGATTAGAAAATGTTGAGTATTATACTAGACTTTCTATGCTTGAATTAGAAACTAGCACGTTAAATGTTACAGATGCAAATGGTTTAAATCGTTTTAAATGTGGTTTCTTTGTTGATAACTTTAAGAAACATGAAAATCATCAAATAGGACATCCTGATTTTAGTGCAAGCACAGATCAAGAAAATGGTTATCTAAGGCCTGGACATTTTACAACTTGTATTGATCTAGTGCCTGCTTCTAAACGTAAGTTTGGAATAGATGGTGTTGTAAAAGGAAAAAAAGATTTAAAATATGCTAATGATATTTCTGGAACAAATAATAGACATACCATAGGAGGTGGAATCACCATTGATTATACTGAAGTTGTAATGGTAAGACAAAGATACGCATCTCGTATTGAAAATGTAAACCCATTTTTGATTGCTTATTATGATGGTGATGTCAAATTATTCCCAGATTCTGATACTTGGATAGACACTAAGAAAATAGATGCAAATATAATTCATAATACAGCTGAATATGATTTAGCTCTATTGAAACATGGTATCAATGCAAAAACAGGTCTTTCTGAAATTGAGTGGGGAGCTTGGCAGACTGATTGGGTAGGTAAAAAAGTTAAAGGCACTTACGTTGAAACTGTTTCAAAAGAACAACTTGGTAAAGTAAAACCAGGCAAAAAGGGAACTAAAGGCGCCAAGCTTAAGACAACCCATATTCCAAACTACAAAAAGGTTATTGAATTAAATGGTAAGTGGATAGGAAAAGGAAAAGGTGTGATTGTTGACGCTGTATTAACAACAAAACAAAAATACAAAGACATTAAAATTACAACTAAACAGTCAAAAGAAGGCATTCAATACAAAGTTACTCCAAAAATTACAACAGAGGTAATTGGAGAAAAGATTGTAAGTAGTGACAAGGTTGCTTACATGAGAAAGAGACAAATTGAATTTACTGCGACTGGACTCAAACCAAGAACTCGTTTTTATCCATTTTTTGACGGAAGAAGAATGGAGGGTTACTGTTCTCCTAAATTAGTTGAAATTGAAATGCAAGAAGGTGTATTTGAGGTTGGTGAGACTGTTGAGGGTGAAATTGATTTTGGTCAGGCAGTTGATTTCGGTGATTTTAAGAACAAAATACATGCTCCTTTATTCAAAAATGGTAGAAAGGACGAACTTGTCTGTAGAATATGTCAACCAAATCATAAGGAAGGGCCTTTTGATTCGCCAACTAAAACATATAAAAAGAATCCATATAATCCTAAACAAACTATTCCATCAAAATATTCATCATCTTCAACTTTATTAAACCTTGATACTTTCAGTTTAGTGAATATGGTTGACGATGAATTTCTTGGAAAAGTTAGAGCTGGTATGAGATTAATTGGACAAACTAGTGGTGCGGAAGCTGTGGTGAAAGGTCGTAAAAGTAGTGATACTGAAAATAATAATAAAGGTTATGAACTTTATGGAAACAGATTTATTTCAGATTCCTTTGGATACTTAAAAGGTGTGATGAGTATTCAAGATCCAAAATATAAGAAGGGCCCTAAATTTGAAACTGGAGTTAAAACTTTTAGATTAACACCAAGCCGAACAAATACAGAAATTCCAGGCGGCGTAAAAAGTCATGGAGAGACAAACTTTTATGCACAAGGAACTTTGAACACAGTTCAAGAGACAGTCATGAGCACTAAATTGCCTAAGGTTAAAAAACTTAGTGTTCAAGATCAGAAAGTATTGAATGAAACTATATCAAAGAAAGTTGGAGGTAAGTTTAAAGAGTTAACTGGTATTCAATATTACGATCCCCTTGCACAAACTTTTAGAGTTGATGAAAGCTCTGGTGTTTTCTTAACATCCGTCACAGTGTTCTTTAGAGATAAAGACGATGAAATTCCTGTGACAGTTCAATTGAGAACTGTTCAAACTGGATTCCCAACATCTAAGATTCTACCATATAGTGTTGTTTCACTAGATCCAGATGAAGTTAATATATCAGAGGATGGAAGTGTAGGAACTACATTCACATTTGATTCTCCTGTGTATGTTGAAGGAGCTCAAGAATATGCGATTGTTCTTGTCACACCATCAGAAAACTATTCAGCATGGATTTCTAGAATGGGTGAGGTTGATATATCAACGGCTAGTTTACCAGATAGTGAACAAGTTATAATCAGTCAAGCGCCATATTTGGGTAGTTTATTTAAATCTCAAAACGGAACAACTTGGGATGCGAGTCAGTTAGAGGATATGAAGTTTGTTCTTCGTAAGGCTAAATTTAATGTTGGAAGTCCAGCCACTGTTCGTATGTTTAGTCCAGCAATATCAGTTGCAAATAATTTGATTGAAAGTTTGCCAACAAACTCAGTTAAGTTTTTATCAAGAAAAGCTACTATTGGAATTGGAACTGCTCTACCATCTCAAACAACGGGATTAGTTCCTGGCGTAATTATTAAACAGGCTGCTAATGAAGAGGCATCTGCAACATTGTTGAATATTGCTGGTATTGCAACAATTAACGGATCAAATGATCTCACAATCATTAATCCTGGCGTTGGTTATACTCCAGCTGCAGCAGTTCAAACATATTCTAGCGTTCCAACAGTTACTTTAACTGGATCAGGAAGTGGTGCAGTCGCTGATGTAACAATTAATAATGGTGTTGTTGGAGCAGTTACCTTTACAAGTGGTGGAAACGGTTATGTTGTAGGTGACACTGTTGGTCTTGGAACAATTGGCCTTGGAAATGGTAGTGGAGATATTATTTCAGTTGGTTTAATCACTGCAAGAAATACTTTGTTTGTTGATAAGGTTCAAGGAACATTTAATATTGGTGTTGGAACTGTATTGTATAACAATGGATCTGTAATATTGTCATTAGATGGTAAGACTGGAATTGGAACAACAATTGATGGAAGTGATCATCAAGTTGGAACTGCAACTACAGTTTCATCATTTGAAGTTGATCCAATATTTGATGGACAACATATGGTCGTGCAACATCGAGCTCATGGTATGCATAGCGATCTTAATAGAGTATCAATCAAAGGTATTCAACCAGATACTCCTATCACTTCTCTGACATCAAATTATAGAAGAGGATCTACAGGTAATATATCTGTTGTTGATGCATCAAGTTTTGCAACATTTGAAGGCGTTGGAGTTGGAACAACTAACTACGGATACGCAATGATTAATGGCCTTGAAATTGTTGCATATACAGGTGTTGCAGAAGGACAAATTACTGGAATTACAACTAGAGGTATTGGCCCTCGATCATTCATGATTGGAGCTGGTGGCGGACAACTAACACCTAAAAAATCATACAAGGTTGGAGCTCAGATTCAAAAGTATGAAGTTAATGGAGTTAATTTAAGAAGAATTAATTGTTTCCATAATTTTAGAAATGTTAACACAAATATTCATCCAATCACCTTAGATGAGTATACACTCAGAATTATTATGAGTGATAATAAAAGTTTAAACAGTGTGTCTCCAGGCGAAGACCGAACTGGTAATGGTAGTCTTCCAGCATTGTTCTTTAAAGAAACGAAGAATGATGGCGGAACTGTTGCGAGACATACAGAAAATATACAGTATGAAACTCTAACGCCAAATGTTCAAACTTCAACTCCTCCAGGCACAACCATATCTGCTAAAGTTAGAACAATTTCTGGAACGAGTGTGGGTGGATCTGAAGTGTCTTTCCAAGATCAAGGATTCCAAGATGTTACTTTAGATGAGATGAATCATTTTGAGACTCCTCGATTGATAGCATCAAATATTAATGAGGATGCTAATTTGAGAAACGTAACGCCAGCTGAAAAATCATTAACAATGGAATTTACTTTAACCTCTGATGATGAAAATATTTCACCAATGATAGATTCTGAAAGAATGTCTGTTGTTTTATCTTCAAATAGATTAAGTGATGGTGATTTTAATAATGACTCTTTCATGAAGAGAACAAAAACTACTGGTGAAGATCCTAACACTGCAACTTATATTTCAAATATGATTGTATTGGACAGTCCAGCAACTTCTATATTATTAGAGTTTTCTGGATATAGAACAGAGGGATCATCTATTAGAGCATTTTATAAGACTTTAGAAGAGGGATCTTCTGAGGACAGTTTTGATCGTAATTTTGAAGCATTCCCAGGCTTCTCTAATATTGATCAATTTGAAAAGGTTATTGATCCAAATAAAAATACTGGAGAACCTGATCAAAATGTTCCTCCTAGTGTTGGAGATGAATTTTTAGAGTATTCTTTTAATTCAAGAGGTATACCAGCATTTACAGCTTTCCAGATTAAAGTTGTAATGGTTGGAAACAATCAAGCAAAACCACCCAAAATTAAAGAACTTAGAGGAATTTCATTTGCATAATGAGTAATTACACACCAGTTGAAGGACAAAAAGGTCTTTATCGAGATAACAATACAGCTGCCATAGTCAACAAAGATAAAAATGGTTACAAAGCTTACATTGCTCGAAAAAAAGCAATGGAGAACAAAAACATTGAATTGGATCAAATGAAAGAAGATCTTGATAATGTAAAGAGTGAGTTAGGAGACATTAAAGGTCTTCTATCTACTCTTGTTGAAAAACTAAATAATTAGAAAAATGGCACAACAACAGATAATCACTTTTGATCCAGATGTCGCTGTTCCATATGGTGTAAATCTTACCATATTTTCTGGTGCAGATTTTAACACTACTTTTACCGTCAAAACTTCTGCTGGTTCGAGTATAGATTTTTCTAACTATACAGGAAGAAGTAATATTAAGAAGTCTGCAATTGGAACTGCAAATACTTTTGGCGTGACTCTTGGTGACTCAAATGGAAGAGTAACTCTTTCTATGGGTTCAACTGTGACTAGAAGTTTATCTGAGGGTAGATATCTATATGATATCAATGTAAGTTCTGGTTCTACTTTCTTCAAAATTATAGAAGGAAATGTGCTTGTCAGAACAGGTATTTCAACTTAGAGGTGAAGAATGGCTCAACCAAGTTCTAGAGAAGGTTTAATAGATTACGCAAAAAGACAACTTGGTTTTCCTGTATTGGAGATCAACGTTGCAGATGAACAGTTTCAAGATCTGTTAGACGATGCTGTCCAGATATATCAAGAGAGACATTATGATGGCATCGCAAGAATGTATTTGAAGTATAAAATTACACAAGATGATATTGATAGGGGACAAGCGAGAGGAGGAGATTCAACTTTAGGAATCACAACAACAACTACAACATCGACAGTTGGTTTGTCAACAACTTTTAATATAGAAGAAAATAATAATTACATACAAATGCCTCCATCTGTAATTGGAGTTAATAACATCTTTAAAGTTAGATCAGACACAGTTTATGATGGTTTGTTCAACATTCGTTATCAGTTATTCTTAAATGACTTATATGCCTTTGGATCTATAGATCTTCTTCAATATTCAATGGTTCAAACTAAACTTGAAGATATTACTTTCTTGTTAAATCCTGATGTAAGATATAGATTTAATATTCGTCAAGATCGTCTTTATATCGATGTTGATTGGGCACAAATAAATGTAAATGATTATTTTGTTATTGATTGTTTCCGAATCTTAGATCCAGAAGATTTTACACAAGTATATAATGATCAATTTTTAAAAAGATATTTTACTGCATTATGTAAGAAACAGTGGGGTCAAAATCTAATTAAGTTTCAAGGGGTTCAATTACCTGGCGGTATTCAGTTAAATGGTCGTCAGATATATGACGATGGTGTTGCAGAGTTGACTGAGATAAAATCTAAAATGTCAAGTGATTATGAAATGCCCCCACTTGATATGATTGGATAATGTTAAATCCATTTTTTTTACAAGGCTCTAAAGGAGAGCAAGGATTAGTTCAAGACTTAGTTAATGAACAACTAAGGATGTATGGTATCGAGTGTCATTACATACCTCGTAAATTGATGACATCAAGAACAATTATGAGAGAGGTAATTGAGTCTCGATTCGATCAGGCTTTTCCTCTTGAAACATATTTAATGAATACTGATGGATATGCTGGACAGGGAGACATACTCACAAAATTTGGTGTAAGAGTTACTGATGAGGCGACGTTTGTAATCTCAAAAGAAAGATTTGAAGAAGCGGTTGCACCTTTTTTAGAACAACAGGAAGATGATTATGAATTGTCAAATAGACCTAAAGAAGGAGATTTAATATTTTTCCCACTGGGAAAGAGAATGTTTGAGATAAAGTTTGTAGAACATGAGAGACCTTTTTATCAACTACAAAAAAATTACGTTTATCAGTTACAATGTGAACTCTTTGAATATGAAGATGAGGTTATTGATACAAATGTCAATGCAATAGATCAATCTGTTCAAACAGAAGGTTATGCTGCAAGATTGATTTTATCTGGTATTGGTAGTGATGCAACTGCAAATACAACTTTAGCTTTTGGCGCAGTTCAACAGATATTTTTACAGAATGATGGTTATGGGTATGTAGCTGCTCCCACAATTGGAATTACTACATCACCTGGCACAGATGCGACTGCTGTTGCGATTATGACATCGAGATCAGGTATTGGAACTGCAAAATCAATTGATAGAATTCTTTTAATCAATCCTGGCAGTGGATACATCGGAATACCCACTGTAACCGTGCCAGGCGCTGGTATAGCAACCGCTGGCATTACTTCTCTAGGTTCTGTAGGTATCGTTACAATTACATCTGGTGGATCAGGTTACACCACAACACCAAATGTTGCAATTACTACTGCACCATCAGGAGGAACAGATGCAACTGCTGAGGCAGTCATGGTTGGTGGAACAATTAGTGCAATTAGAATCAGTAACGCTGGTAGTGGATATACCTCTGCACCAACTATTACAATTGGTGCTGCTACAACGATTGGAAATGGTGAGTATATCTTTAATGAAATAGTTCAAGTATCTTCAAGTTCTGCTGAAACTGCAAGAGTTAAAGTATGGGATACTGGTTCTAGAACTCTAGATGTTAGTATGTTAACTGCAATGCAATTCCAAGTTGGTGAAAAGATTAAGGGACTTGAATCTGGCGCAGAATATGTTATACTATCTATAGATTATAATCAACCAAATGACTATCCAAATGATCAATATAGTGCCAATCAATATAACGATAATGCAAACTTTGAGACAGAGGCTGATGCCATTTTAGACTTCTCTGAGGGCAATCCATTCGGAACCTTCTAAATAGTTAGAAAGCAATGATATGTTAGGGACTTACTTCTATCATGAAATATTAAGAAAGACGGTTATCGGTTTTGGAACCCTCTTTAATAATATTAACATTCGACATAAGGATGCGAGTGGAACAACCTTTAGTGCCATGAAGGTGCCATTGGCTTATGGGCCAATGCAGAAATTTCTTGCAAGAATTCAACAACAGCCAGATTTAGACAGAGAGATTGCAATAACTCTTCCTAGATTATCTTTTGAGATGCAGGGATTACAATATGATCCAACTCGTAAAACTGGAATCGCACAAACTTTTCTTGCAAAAGGTGGAACAACTGCGAAAAAAGTTTATATGCCTGTTCCATATAATATTGGTTTTGAACTTAGTATT